AAGTATAGTTATAATTATAAAAGTTTAACGTACAATCAAATGATAAAAATATACGACAACATCTTCCCCCAGTGGTTAGAAGCTCAAGGCGAGCAACAGTTTTATCGTTTCCCCATGGAGTACAATCACTATACCCGCGAGGGCAACCCTGCCTTCTTTGGCCGTTGTCTATTCAATAGACGTACTGGGGTTAATGTGGACCCTCCCTACTTTGTAACTGCTCTATGTGATTATATAAGACTAGAGCTGGTACCCCACATGGATCCCAGTGCCCAGTTCCTAGGCTTTGAACGTGTGATCATTAATGGGCAAACAGGGGGTATGGCCCCAGGCAGGCATACTGACTTTGACCATGACCCTAGGTACTGGACAGGGGTCTACTTCTTAGAGGGGCAGTCGGGAGATTTAGAACTATACCCTGAGTCAGGGGTGGAACGTGTGGAGTTTCAAAAGCATAGACTGGCGGTATTCAATAGCGGCATTGAGCATCAAGCACTGGCACCACAAGCAGGCGACTGGCGCATGACCATAGGCATCAACTGGCTCATGGAAAGCCAACTCAATCCTACTTGATCAAGTGTTGAGCTAGAACCATACAGCTGATCCAAGCCCATATGGTATTAAATCCAACCAAGGTAGGCAACAGCTTCTTGTTGGAGGCCCATATCAAGGTAAGACTAGTAAACAGGGTTAGAAAGAACAGCCACCATATTTGTATGCCAAATATAAGTCCGGGCACAATGATAAAGGCCTTGGCGGCCCACGAAGCGAACTCTACAATATTGTAATCTGTCCAGTACTCACGTGTGAACCACATGCCGTAACAATCACGGATCTTGTCCCATTTGCTGTGAGTATAAACTATACCAATTGCCACTACAAAGGCCACTTGGGCCCAAATGATTTGTTCTAAAGTCATGCTAGTAATTATACTTGATGTCAGCGGCCTGAGCAAGAGTCTGAATCAGCTCCAGCGCAATAGAAACAACAGTCGATTACGGGGCTGTCTAAAGGCCACTCCCAAGTACTGACCTTGACAGGCTAGATCCACACGATCCCAAGCCCATTCCTTATAGTGTGGACCTACGGTGTGGATTAACCAATCATCCACCATGTGCAAGCTGTCTACCCAATCCATCTGTCCTTGAGGCAACTGAGGCCATGGTGCCCAAGCACGATATTGAAACGAATGCAGTTCGGGAAGATAGTAGTCCTTCATGCTGAATATTTACGTCGACTCGATCACAACCATCTCAACTGGAACCAAGCAAGATCCTGAGGCCTTTGAAACTGGACTGCAAGTCCGCCCCCTGGGGCGTCCCGCCAGCGCCAATTAGATCCTACATTCATATCCAACCAAGATTCTATGGCAAACATGTGGTCTATCCAATCCAACTGATCCGAATCTAATTGAATGGCAGGCCATGCAACTTCGGCTACTAGTAATGATCCACTAGTCAATGTAGTCATACTGGCGCATCCTTCTAGCTGATGAATCTAGTAATAATATGATACTGGCATATCTCTCAGGTATGTATACTAAGAGTCCTCCGGGATAAGCACTAATCCAACCCTGTCTATGCTGTATATGCTTCCACATGAGTTCTAGTATATCTTCCTCTGCACAAGTAAAATAACAATGTATACGAGTAAAATCTTTTGGGCAAGTGCGCATGTGAATATTTAACTAGCCAGCACTCTAACATTCCCGCTGTAGCTATCGGGCATTTAGATATTATCACTTACACATATACAAACCCTATATTCCCGCTGTAGCTGTAGACACATATAACGTACAACGCATACACGTAATGACTCTAACTCATACTATACATACACACTCGTACGCATACGCACACACTCATACAATGGCAAGTACCATATACTCATACTAGCTAAAGGTTACAGTGTACAGGCAATACCTAGCATTCCCGCTGTAGCGTGTAGGGGGTCAAGGTCAAAAAGTCCCGCTGTAGCAGTATAGGATATTTTAGAGAGAATGGTCGAAAGTATTTGACTATTACCCGATTGGACCACGACCCTGCCAAAAAATTTTACTAGGATTTCTTAGGTATTTTCAGTCAACTCTGCTCAAAAGGTGGGGGAAACCAGGGTGGTCCAGGGCTCCTTGACCCTGAAAACTGGAGGTTTTTCACTCTATATTCACTCTAGAACACTCTTGACAAAACCGGATCAATCCTGTATACTATACTCATATAGTGAATAAGGACCCAACGGTGATGAGAACTCTTATACTAGTAGTAACAGCATGTATATGTATGACTGGATGCGCTACAGGTCCTAGTATGACGATAACCACATATAGTATGAGTATGAGTTACTGGAGAGATTGTGTGGGAGTAACGGCAAAATACCGCGCTGGTGATGAGGAATGTCGTTCTAGATCCAGACCTGAACCACAATGGGGAGCGGTTCGAGAAGTGGACACTAGAAGTTTCGCCCAGAGATCCAATTGGGAACAGGTGGAAATGATTAGCTATTGTCGTAGTAACCCTGATGCGGGTAAGGACTTTTGCCGAGATTTGGTCCAGAAATAGCCTGTGGATAACCTGTGGATAAGTCGGACCGGCATTGTGGATAACTGGCGGATAACCTGTGGATAACCCAAAAGATATTCACAGGGTGTGGACAAGCTGTGGATAACTTTGGGCTTTTGGATGGGCCTTTTTTATTTTGCCACCATCAGAATCGCTCGCGCAGCCTCCACGTCCACCCCCAGTATGACTGTTCGAACACATGGTCGGTCTACCCGTTTTCTTATTATGCCACTAGTATAGCACCGGTTTTGCCTATTGTCAACCGGTTCAGGAGAAGCCTACTAAAGTGTATGGTCTTTCAAATGAGTGGTTGACAGACTGTAGGTTTTACCATATAATTAAGGCTTACACACTAAGGAGCTGACACAATGGGCGCACTAAAAGACGTAGTTTTTGATATCCAGGACGAGCTGAACTCGGGCGACTTGAGCTTTGCGGAGATTGCAGAACGCTATGATGTTCCGGTTGCCACAGTGGAGGAGATCTTTGCTCTCATGATGGAGCAGGAGGAAGACTACGAACCCGACTATGAAGACGATGGCGATGCATTGGCATCCGCTGGGTTTGGTACTGATGAAGACTACGGCTATGCTGGAGAGGAGTTCTAAATGAAACAAGACTACACCATGTACATCTACAAGACAGACCGTCGTTATAAGACAGGTGAGCGACTGTTCACCACTGCTGTCTACTGTGGCAGGGATGACAACGGTATGCGCCGTGAGGTTGCTGAACTGTGGCCCATGTACAGGCCCGAAGATGGATTCCGTTTTGAATGGTTTCCTGTTATGAAGAAGGTCAAGAACTTGATGACTGGCAAGACTGTGGAGATTCCCTACGATACACCACGAAGCTGTGATCCATCTAGTGAACTCTACTGGAGCATGTGATTGCCTAAGATCAAGTGGGTCAAGGTCCTGTTTCATTTTACCATAGTGTTCTTTGTGGCTCACTTGATCTACTGGGCCTGCTTGGATGATCCCCGGAGTGCCTACAGGCAGGAGAAAGAGTTGCAAAAAAACAACAAAGAAAAAGGTTGACATCTGGTAAAACCGGTTGTATAATAATGACATACACTAACAAAAGGAGCGCAAGATGTTCAAGTTACTTTCAACTGCCAACCCCAAGATCCAAAAGGGTACTAAACTAGGTTACCTTTCGTTCATCCTTCACCTTGCTCCAGCAGATGTGAGCGGCTACAATACATGCCCCAAGGCCACAGCTGGTTGTAAGGCGGCATGCTTGAACACTGCCGGACGTGGTGGTATGTTCAAGAAGGGTGAGACCACCAACACTATACAAAAGGCTCGCATCCGTAAGGCTCGTTACTTCTTTGAGCAACGACAAGACTTCATGCTGGACCTGTACACAGACATCAAGCGGGCTATCAAGTTCGCAGAGCGCAAGGGTTTGACGCCCGTGTTCCGCTTGAATGGTACTAGCGACTTGAGCTGGGAGAAGTATGACATGCTGCCAGGCTTGAATGTATTTGAATGCTTCCCAGATGTACAGTTTTATGACTACACCAAAGTGCCCAAGCGCAAGGTAGAAGGCATTGCGAACTACCACTTGACCTTTAGCCAAGCAGACGGCAATGGCAAGGACGCTGACTGGGCTATCAGCAAGAACATGAATGTCACCGTTGTGTTCGACAAGATCCCTGCAACATACAAGGGCAAAGAAGTGTTCAATGCTGATGACACAGACTTGCGCTTCTTGGATCCCAAGGGTGTGGTACTTGGTCTTAAGGCTAAGGGCCGTGCAAAGAAAGACACTACAGGCTTTGTGGTCTTTATGCAACAGGCTTGACAAAACCAAAAACAGATAGTATACTAGACACTTATTAACACACACAGGAGCATAGAATGGCAAAAGCGCCCGCAACTAATCTTTTGGACTTTGATCAAGAAGCTATTAAGGCTCGTGAGAAGGCAGTGGCCCGCGAGACTGATGAGGAGATCATCACCCGTATTAAAGAGCGTTTCACTATCCTTGAAGACATGACTAAGGGTGTGCGCAAGGGTGACGTCCGTGCTATGATTGTGAGTGGCCCTCCAGGTGTTGGTAAGAGCTTTGGTGTAGAAGCAGTACTGACCAAGGATGACCTGTTTGACAAGATGGGCGACCGTAAGCCACGCTATGAGATCCTTAAGGGTGCTATGAGTGCCATTGGTCTGTACAGCAAACTCTATGAGTACAGCAAGAAGGGTAGCGTACTAGTATTTGACGACTGTGACAGCGTCCTGCTTGATGAGCTGAGTCTTAATATTTTGAAGGCTGCTCTTGACTCTAGCAAGAAGCGCACCATCTCTTGGAACACTGACAGCCGTGTGCTACGAGCTGAAGGTATCCCCAACAGCTTTGAGTTCTGTGGCAGTGCCATCTTTATCACCAACATCAAGTTCGAGCATGTGCGCAGTAAGAAGCTTCGTGATCACTTGGATGCATTGGAGTCACGCTGTCACTATCTTGACCTTACCATTGACACAGCCCGTGAGAAGATCTTGCGCATCAAGCAGATTGTGAACGATGGCATGCTGGATGTATACGACTTGACTGACGAGCAGAAAGCAGAAGTGGTACAGTTCATTGATGTGAACAAGGACAAGATGCGTGAGCTCAGCTTGCGTATGGTCATTAAGGTAGCAGACCTTCGTGCGGCAATGCCTGACAAGTGGATGTCAGTGGCTGCTCTTACATGTATGAAGAGGGCCTAATATGAACTTGTCCGATAGCGTGACCCAACGCATGATTGAGAAGGAGTGGGGCTGTCAATGGATTGGCCCTAAACAAGATCCCAAGACCAGTCATGTTGCCTACTGTGGCTGTAAGGTCATCAAGGGCAAGAGCTATTGCCCTGAGCACCATGCTAAGATGTATGTCAAAGGGTCTGCATTGGTCAAGGGCCGGAGTGCCTCCCCGGTGCAAAAAAGCAACAGAATGACTCCTGAAGAGTTGGAGAGCTTGTTCAATGAGGTGGTCCAAGAGCTAGAGAATGAAGGGGTGTTGTAAAAATACAACACTAAAAGACTTGACAAACGGTTTTACCAGTGCTATACTATAGGCTAAGTTAAACAAAAGGAGCGAGTATGTCAATTCAAACTGTCAATGCAGAGATCCTGCAAGGTGCCTTTACTAACGATGAACTAAACAGCATCATGGATGCCGTCAAGTTTGCCCGTAGCCGTATCACACAGAAGAACATCTTCACCATGCGAACTGGGGCCAATGTTCAGTTCACCTCTAGCAAGAACGGTATGACCTATAAGGGCACGGTGAACAAGGTGGGTCGTAAGTATGTCACAGTGGCTACCAATACAGGTATGTGGCGTGTGCCGGCTAACATGCTGAGTGCCGCATGATGGGTCGGGTAGCATTGATGAAACGGTGCATGAAGAGACTTGAAGAAGTCTTGACCGTTGAAGAACGCATTAAGGTCCTGCGAGTGTTGGCTAGCACTGCTGACAGTCTTGCAGACACACTGGAACTTGACGAACAACTGAAGGAGATTGACAATGCCAAATTGGTGTAATAATGTGGTCGAGCTGGCCCACGAAGACCCAGCAATGCTTGAGCGTGCTCGTGATGCTCTTAACCGTGGCGAGTTCCTAAATGAATTCATCCCCGTGCCTGAAGAGTTGAAGATTGTAGCAGGCAGTGTAGGTGATCCAGACGAGCAGAAGAAGCTCATGGAGGACACCGAGCGTAACCTGCAAGTCCATGGCTATGGCAACTGGTATGACTATTGTGTCAACGAGTGGGGCACCAAGTGGGATGTGGGTGGTGATGGGATGACTGCTGAGATTGAGAACGGTCGCATCACTACATCGTTTGACAGTGCCTGGTCTCCTCCTATTGCCGCATACGAGAAGTTGGTGGACATGGGCTTCTCTGTTCGTGCCTACTACTATGAAGGTGGCATGTGCTTCGCAGGTGTGTGGGAAGACTTCATAGATGACTACTATGACTTGGGCGGTATGACTAGCGAGCAGGTCAAAGAAGAGTTACCTGAAGCGTTGGATGAAATGTTCTGCATCAGTGAATACATGGCTGAGTGGGAAGAAGAGAACGAAGAAGAAGAAGACGCTAAGTAAGAGTGATATGACACAATTCAAATGGCAAGACGATTTAAAGAAAGTTTCAGGCTTCACAGAGGCAGAGTGCAGTGACCCCCGTCTATGGGAGTTGATGGTGGTCACTGCCCGTGCTTGTATTGACCTCATTGAAGATCGTTGTGAGTTCCCTAGAGTCAACATCCCTGAGAGTGAGAAACCTGTGCGTGATGATGAGGCGGATGCTATCGTCAAGGTCATCAAGACCTGGTTCCGAGCTAATGGTCAGATAGACGATTGATGTTGTAAAAATACAACAAAATTCTGGTTGACAAAAGGTTTAACCGAAGCTATACTAGTGGCTAAGTTAAACAAAGGAGCAAATATGATCACAGCGCAAATGCTTTCATATATCACACAATTCTCAGCCCCTGCACTCACCCGTGCAATCAATCTTGCGGGCTACAAAGAAGACAAGTTTACAGGTGCTAAGTTCTTGGGCATCACCAATGGCGGACAGTTCTGCTACCTAGTGACCTACAAGACAGACGAGCGTGAGACAGACTCCTGCAAGGTATTCCTGACCTATGACCAGGCTGCGGGTACGGTCTCTGCAGAATATTGATTGACAAAGAGCAGAATTGGTTGTACAATAGACACATACACTAACAAAGCAGGAGCGCAAAATGGACATCAGTAACATTGTTAAAGTATACAACGGCAAGCGTGGTTGCATGTGCGGTTGTAATGGCAAGTACAGCTACACAGCAGACGGTGCTAAGAACTATGGCCCCGGCTATGATGTGACAGACAGCATTAACGAGCGTAGTGTTAAGATCATTGCCAAGAAGGTGCTTACACACAACAACGCAAACTTCACAGAAAGCACAGAGTATGTGTTTGTTGAAGATCGTGCAAACAATCGAATCCAGGTAGTATTCTTTAAGAAGGAGCAAGCATGATCAACGTCCAAGACTTTGCCATGTACACCGACCAAGGCGATGTGGTCGCAGGTAAGATTGTAGAGCTGGCCAAGGCTGCTGGCCTAAACTGGTCCAAGACCTATCAAGTTATGAGGCTCATTGCTGAACAAAATCCAGAACAGTATGGTGAGCTAATGGACACAGCAGTCCGGGAAGTCATCTACGATCGTTGTAAATTTACAACAGATTTTTATGTCTAATTTGGTTGACAAACGAAACAACCGACAGTATAATTAACACACACTAACACAGCAAGGAGCTATAAATGGGAACACGTTCACTCACTTTCGTCTATGACGAGCAAGACATTATCATCAACATGTACCGTCAGTACGATGGCTATCCATCAGGTCACGGTCTAGAGCTAGCAGAGTTCCTTGCGGGCTTTGATGCTATCACCAATGGCCTCCAGGTAGGAGAGACCCGTAAGGTTGCTAACGGCATGGGCTGTTTGGCTGCACAATTGGTCAGCAACTTCAAAGGCGATGGCCCTGGACAGTTTTACTTGTACCCAGCAACAGCTACGGACTGCGGACAAGACTACGAGTACCATGTGTACCAAGACGCACAAGGTTTGCGAGTGCGTATTACTGACCGTGGGTGCAATATGTTTGGGCTCACTATGTCGGACAAGAACGAAGCTATCTTTGATGGCACCGTTATGGAGTTCTTTGATTTTTGTACAGAGAAGGAAGCGGCGTAAATTTTAACGGGCCCTTAGCTCATGTTGGTTAGAGCAGTGGACTCATAATCCATTGGTGCCGTGTTCGACTCACGGAGGGCCCACCACTTACACACAGAAGGAGATAGAGATGGGATATATCATTGCAGTAATATTTGGTATCGTGATTGCAACTGTAGGTTTTGGTGGTATCGCCAAAATTGGTGACAGTGCCGTGACCAAGGTACAAAGTGTTACAAAAGAAGCAACCAAATAACGGTTGACACACTGCCCAAAAGGCAGTATAATATTAATTGTTAGAGATAGTTCTAACGCACACATTCACACACGGAGATTTTAAATGACTGATAAACTGTTCACTGTAGCCGGTACTTCTAAAGTTAACGGCGGTACCAAAGTTCGTTTTGCTAATGACATGACACGTGTCAAAGTACTTGTCAAGGGCAATCACGAAGACATCGACCTTATCGAACTTCCACGTGCCATGACCAAAGCTGAAGTTGTCAGCTACCTCATGAGCATTGACTTCTCGGATGGTAACGTTGAGAAGGCAGAAGCTATTCAACGTGAAGCAACTAAGCGCAAGGTAGAGTTGCAAGCAGCCAAGCCTGCCAAGGCCAAGAAGACAACTGTAGCAGATACAGTTATGAAAGAAGCCAAAGCTAAAGCAACTGCATCCTTGGCTGACATGGAAGACGCTCCCTTCTAAACCGTACTTTCCCGCTGTAGCGTATGCGTAAGACGCTGAGTGCCGGGCCGTTGTGTAAAAACAACGGTCCTTTTTAATGGCAGATAGAGCTTGACAGGTAATACCGACTCTGCTATACTATAGGTTAAGTTAAACAAAAGGAGCGATAGATGAAAGCACTAGCACAGTTCGTTAAACAGCGTAACCAATTCAACAGCGTGTTCGGCATCAAGGCTTTGGACCTTACCATTGCTGAAGACCGTCAGCGTATTGCCGAGATTGTGGACAGCGCATTGAGTCCAGAGAACTTGACTTGCGATGGTGAGCTGCCACGTAGCCAAGTACAGGCTCGCTACCGTGAACTGACACAGGTGGCTAAGGAGTTGCAACAGTTGGACCCTTCCGTCAAGTTTTACGAATACGCCTAAGGAGCTGATATGAAAGTTCAAGTTACCACAATCATCAATCAATGGTTGGAAGTGCCTGAAGGTTGGGACCGCATGGATGTGTTTGACTTCCTAGCCGAGCACCAATCGTTCCGTACGGCGTTCCAAGGTGTAAGCAACGAAGACCAAACGGCTCGCATCATCGATCTCCACGTTGTGGAAGAAGAAGTCACAGAGATGGGCGAGGTTGCATACGATGACTGAATACATCCTGATCCTGGCGTTCCTCAGTCCTGCTGGTGACTTCATGAGCAAGCAGGGTATTGTACAGAAGGACAAGGCCACTTGTCAACAGAGCTTGAAGGTGGTACAGGATCAGGTGACCCCACTTGGGGGCAAGATCAGAGCCTTGTGCGTGACCAAGACGCACTGGGAGGGTAAAGCCCAGGACAAGGGTGTGGCTTTTGATTAAAGTGGTTGACAGGTGGTACAACCGGTGCTATACTAGTGGCTAAGTTAAACAAAGGAGCGAACAATGTCTAAACTGCTAATCACAACTCAAATCCAGGAAAACTATGGCGCCCACGATTGGGACGGCAAGGGTGCTTGCCCTAGCTACTGGAAGTTCAAAGGCGGCAACGACTATGTGGTCAAGAACTTTAAGGAGTTCCACCGTGTGGCTGAAGTGGTCATGGCCCTGCGTGATAAAATTGAGTCTGACAACGAATACTTCAAAGAATACATTATCAACTTTGAAGTGGTGGCAGATGACTACCTCACAGAGTTTGAGCGTAGCCAGTTGGAGTATGAAGGCTCTATCACTTACCCTGCAAAAGAATTGGAGGCAGTATGACAGCAAATCAAGCAATGTTCGTATTCACCGTAGGTCTTTTGATGACACTAGGTGGTGTAGGTAGCATAGAGTTGAGCATGGACAACCTAGCATTGGCAACTGGGGTTGTGGTCAGTGGGGTAGGTCTATTGGTCATGTGGGCAGGCACCTTGGGCATGCGGCAGGCAGAATATTACGATTAAACGGTTGACAAAAGGCAAAACCGGTAGTATACTGTAGGCACACTAAGGAAACGGAGCTGAAGATGATGTTAGACGAAGAATACAAGACAGAGTTTAATGGCAAGGTCTACACCCACAAGCATGGTAGCCCATTTGATAGGGGCAGTGCAGACAGCTACTACGGTCGAGGACAGGTGCCCCATTACTATCCAAATGGCACAGGTAATGCTCCCATGCTTACCCCGCCCGTAATGACAGCAGAGCAGGTAGAAGATTATATGGCTGGTTATGCATATAACGAACAGTTTGGCGATAAGAAGAACTGGGGGTAATATGAAGACTGAAGATACACTGGCCCAAATTGATAACCTGTTGGACGATGTGGATGCACTAATCCAACAGCTATATCTAAACCCAGCTGTGAAGAAACAGCTAAGTGCCAAGGTATATGCCTTGTGGACTGAGATTGAAGATGTGGTAGATCTAACTCCAACTGATTGGGAAAGTTAATATGTCCGATATTGTAATACAAGGTCTGTCAAAGAAGCAACGTCTGTTCGCAGACATTATGTGGAGTTTGGACAGCACTGAACAGGTGACGATGTTTATCCGTTCATTGCCAGTTAAGGATAGGATGCAGGCCCAAGTGGTGTGCGAACTAATGATACTGGCATGTATTGATGAAGTAGATAGTGTGGAAGATTCCACTGTGGATTTGATTAACTCTTTTAAGGAATAATAGATATGGCATACGATTTTACCGAACTGCAAAAAGTCATGGATCAAATGATTCGCCAAAATGCACAAAAGGAACAAACTCAAGAGGATGACCTTGAAGAGTATAGTCCCTACAATGGCGCCTAATTTGGTTAAATTGACTCTTGCATTGTAATTAAGTCCAGTATATAATAGTGACATGCTGTAAGAAAGACAGCCACTTTATATAGAGGAAACAAAAATGAAATCAACTAGTAAACTAAAGCGTTTCGATTTAGAAACAAAACAAGGCAAATTGTTCAAGGCATTGGTATTGGACAAAGAAGTATTGACAGAGGCACAGATCGCCAAGCGTTTTGGCATTAAGAATCCTACTGCCACTATCAGTGTTATTCGTCAGCGTGGTTATGCTGTATACAGCAATAGCCGTGTTGCAGGTAATAATGTTGAAGTTACTGAATACCGCCATGGTGAAGCGTCACGCAAATTGACCGCACTAGGTTACAAGGCACAGGCCTTGGGCATTACCCTTTAATCCTCACCTAGAGGAAAAGCCCTGCGATTCGCTCCCGTAGGCACCCGACAGGGAAGATTGTTAGTGGTCTTCCCTGTCACTTTGATTGAATAGCCGACCTTTTTGTGTGGGTATTGCCAGCACCGGTTGACAAACGGCAAAACCGATGTTATTATACTTACACACTAAACAAAAGGAGCTAAACAATGCAAGCAAGCACAGCGCAAGTCCGTGTAGTAAAATCCCCTAACAAACACGCAGTAAAATGCAGTCGTTTCTATGTTGCGTTCAACTCAATGCAACGCCCTAACAGTAAAAATGCAGTATATGTTTCAGGGGACTGTCTGCAGGAAGACCTCCCCAAGCTAATTGCTAAAGCAGTAGCAGACCTAAGCGCAGAAAATTTTGTAATTGTAGCATAAACAAAAACCCTACACACAGTAGGGTTATTAGTACAGCAGGTTGACAAAAGGAAAAACCTGTTGTACACTACAAGGACACTAAACAAAAGGAGCAAAAAAATGGAAGTACTAGCAACTAGCGTTGAAGGTTTGACGCTTATTATTGACGACTGCAAAGCTACTTACACTATGAACGGCAATGAGCTGTTAATGGACGGAGAGTATGCTTGTGGCGAAGCTTGGATTAACGACGAGTGGTTTAGCTACGAACGTGTTGACGGCAAAGTAATATTTGAAGATGCAGACGGCGTAGAGCGTTATACTTTTGAAGACACAGAAGTAGGCTTTGACAACTTTGCGGCAAGTGTGCTTTAATTAATAAGGAAATAAAATGAGTAAAGAACTAAACAAACGAATTGCAGATGCATTTGACAAAATATACAGCAAAGGTGATGCAGGATTAGACTACATGGACGGGCATGTAGAACTAGACGCAGACCTTATGCAGTATTTTTACGATGACGCAGTGGAGACACTGAGCAAGGCAGACAAGACACGGCTAGCAGACATGTTAGAGCTTGTGGCGGCTGATATGGAAATTGACCTGGAGGTATTATAATGTCTAACATAAAAACACACGTTGTCGCAATTAACCGCCTCATGCTTCCACTCATTGCTACTGTGGGACAGTTTAGTAAAGATGAAGATGACTTGAGTATGTTTAAAATGCATGCGGGAGATGTTGCGCATAACATTTCCGCATTGGAAGAGTTTAATGAAACATTTGATGTAGAACAACTACATGCCAGCATTATATACCAGGACACTTTGCCGCGTGAACATTTTTACGCCGTACTCAAGTACATTGAAGACAACGCATTAATTCCAGAGAGAAAGTATGCTTGCATTTAATAATCTCCTACAGTGGGCGGGCACAGTGTGCCTCCTCACCATGTACGTGCTAATGAGTTTCTTCCCACACCTCCATCCCTATAACATTTTGGCAGGTGTGTTGGGCGGCGTATTTTACTTGGCATGGACCTTGCGAGTGCGCAATAGGCCACAGCTCATTGTTAACGTTGTGGCAATAACCATAGGGCTAGCAGGGTTATACAAGTACTACGGTTGACAGGTTTTTCCTTTTGTGTTATAGTGTACACATACACTAAAGCAATAGGAGCAAAGATGAAAAAAGTAAAAGTAATAAACATAGAAGCGGCAGGTTATTATACTAGCGAATATGCTAGCGGTAGCACTGTTAAGGTTACACTGCAACGCGGTAAAGAAATTGCAAGTTGCGACGAGATACTTATTTGGGAAGAAGAGTACGCAGAAGACTGCTTTGACGAATGGATGGACTGCGCACTAGCAGGCGAAGCAGGTTACACTTACACAGAAGGAGTGTAATATGGCAAAGGTAGATGGGCAAGTGGTCAAGGTGGGGGACTGGGTGTCCTTTAAATGTGACATTGAGCAATCGGGACGCATTACCCGTATAGATGGGGACCGGCTGTTCCTAGAGGCAGGCCCAAATGGCTTTGAAGGTGGCTACATTGGCGGACAGGAAATGACCGTACAGTCAGCCAGGGATTGTTGGCTAGAAGGTTGACAACAGGTAAAACCTGTGCTATTATATACACATACACTAACAAAGCAGGAGCGAAAAATGCTAGTACGAGATCTAATAGAATTGCTAGAAAGCTACGATGCGGACATGGAAGTCCATTTTGCATACAATTACGGCGACCATTGGAGGACTGAAGTGGCTCCTCGGGTAGGCAGTGTGGATGAGGGTGCAGTGGTCTACAGTGAGTACCACCGCATGGACAAGATGGTTGAGAATGACGACAGCGACTTTGACGAAGAGACGGGCGAAGAAATTGTTGATGAAACCCTACGCCGTGTAGTGGTATTGAGCTAAGGAGCAGGCCATGCAGATGATATTTCCAGGCAAACAGATATCTTTGAACCGTGTGGGACCTGTGGAGATCTCCACTGTGGAGTTGCCACGCTTACCCGGTGACGAGCAAGTCCGTTATGAGACCTGCTTGTTCTATGATGATGCAGGCAGTGATGTGGTAGCGCAGTATGCTACACAAGATGCCGCCATAGGCAATCACAATCAAATCTTTCTGCAAGAGTTGCAAAAATACAACATCTAATAGGTTGACAATAGGTAAAACCGAGTGTACAATTATGACATACACTAAACAAACAGGAGCAAGAAATGGATATAGCAAGAGCATGTAAGATCATCCAGGCCAAGGCCTATGGCAGGGATACAGGAGTCCTGGAAGTGCTCATGGACATGAAGACCAACAGTCACAACTATAGCTTGGAAGAGTTGCGGGCCTACTTCGTGTTCATGGAAGCAGGCGAGCGGATGTTTGCACCCGTGGAGGCTTAATATGTATAACACAGTAGAAAATCCCATTCCCCGTAGCAATCTGTTTACCACTCCCACCCTGGAGGAAGTGCAGAAGTTCATTAGCACCCTGCCCAGCAAAGAGCAAGCCAATGCACAGATGCTGTTCATGTTCACCCTGAATGCCTGCAATCAGCTGGTGGAAGACAACATCCTGAACAAAGAAATATTTGTCTAAAAGGCTTGACATTCCGGTAAAACCGTGTATAATGTAACACATACACTAACACACAGGAGCTGAAGATGGCATACATTAGCAAAGAAGATGTTCAAGCAATCCGCGCAGAACTCAAAGCACAATTCCCCAAGTGGAAGTTCTCCGTGCGTAAGGGCAGTGGTAGCCTGTCAGTAGACGTCAACATCATGCAGGGCACTTGCGCATTTGAAGGCAAGGAATATGCACAGGTCAACAACTACTGGATCCGGGATCACTGGCAGGATGCAGACGACCAAGCGGCCTTGCTCAAGATTGATGAGATCATGCACAATGCTCCAGGTCGTGCAGGCGGTCGTGTTTACTTTGATGAGAGCGACGCCATGACCGACTACTTCCACACTGCGTTCTATACACACATGCAGATTGGTAGCTGGGACAGGAAATATATCTGCGTAGAGGGTTGACAGTAGGCAAAACCGATGCTATACTGTAGGCACATTAACACACTAAGGAGCGAGATATGGTAACAGCAGAATTCATCACAGCAGGCAAGATCCTAGCAGAAGCCGCAAGCCAAGCAGAGTACGCCAAGTGGGGCGGGGACAGAGGTTGCTGTGGCTTTGCATGGGTTGAAGTGTTCGTAGAGCGTACCAACAGCAAGGAAGCAAAAGAGCTGATCAAGGCAGGCTTCCGTAAGGACTACAAGCCCAAGTGTTTGAGCATGTGGAATCCAGGTGGCTTGCCAGTACAGAACATAGACATTAAAGAAGCTGGCGCTTATGCTTACGCCCGTTACTTACAAGGTCTAGGACTTAAAGCCTACGCAGGCAGTAGACTAGACTAACAGGTTGCTCCGGGAGAGCTTGGGGGGTAGTGTCCCTAGTAGAAGAGCTCTCCCTCCCCTCTTGACAAATGGTTGTACCGAGTGTACAATAGAACACATACACTAAGCAGGAGCAAGCAATGAGCATTAAGTTACGCAACCATATCATATATGAGATCCGAGTAGAGGGCCAGCGTTACATTGGCATTACCTACAAGGACAAGACTGTCCTACATTCATTACAGCGCCGTGCCCATAAGCACTACTATAGAGCTACTGTAGAACAGCGCACATGGGGATTGTGTGCGGCCTTGCGTACCCTGGCTAGCAAGCATGAGATAGACATCCGCCCACTAGAGATTGTGCGTGGCAAGGCTGCGGCACATGCTCGTGAGCGAGAGTTGATTGCTCTCTTGAAGCCTGAGTTGAACACTGACGTGAGAGGTTGTGGCTACCAGGTGGCATGATGCTAGATAGGTGGGTGGTGGCTTATATATGCAACTGTTGTTTTTTTGCAACAGTGCGCATGCCATTTCTTCTGTCAAAATAACCCAAAATTCAAGACCCAGTGGTTAAGAACTGGTGGGCAACCTATAATTCTACATTTAAAAAAACTGCGCACCAATTTTTTGCTAGTACAAGACCCTTTCTGGACAAACCACTATAGAGCACTATAATGTTCTATAATCCGCTATAGAACTCTGTACGAAGTACGAACGAGCTTGTCTCGTTCCTCACTGGACTATATACTAGTATGCATAATCAATTTTACGTTCTAACCCGCGACTTACACTTCATAACTGTGGGCAAGTGGATCGCCCACAATAACATCCCACATGAAGTACACTTAAACCGTACACGCTTTTGGATACCTACGGGTCCACTATTAACCGAGTTCTTACTACGCTGGGCGGATGTATGTCCTAGAGTCGAAGCCACTGAGGATTCACTGTAATGGAAACTAGAACTAGGACTCTAGTCAAAACAGTCATATATAGGATTTGGGTCATTGTGAGCACTTACATCATGCTCCTAGTCACTGGGGCTAGTCTAACGCAAGCTCTAGTCCCCACTATCATTATTAATTGTATATGGATGACTTCATACTATTTGTACGATCGTTTATGGGCGGGAATAAAATGGGGAAGAACAGACTCTTAATAAGGGTAGTTAATAGAGTGTGAAAATCTTTTACCGCTGTTGCTTCGCAATCGCGCTTCGCGCTCTTAACGGCTACTTCTGATGACGGAGGGCGCCCGCTGGATTCTTGCTTAGGATAAATCTAATGCCATCGTGGTTCAGCTTGTATTCATCTAAGATATAACTGATACTCACAGCATCCATTATGAGCTCGAAGTGTGTATTGGGTATGGGAATTAAGAAGTCGTCTGCTGTGGCTTGATCGTCCCAGGCAAATTCAATGTCAGTTCTGTCCGCTAGCACTATACACCTAATACGGAACCATCCTTGTGGTTTGGTCAAGCCTAGTGCATGTATGGCCTGAACCGCACTGGGAGTATAGGTAAGGAAATAGTTATCGCCGGGGATTCGTTCTACTTGCATGGCTATATTTAAACTCATGCTGGCGGGACGGGTGATTCTTTTGAATTAGTATCTGCCCTGGGCCTGTTGTGTGTGCAAGCGGGCCACTTCTTCTTGATCCAGCCGCATGATGTCAGCTTGTACTAGATTGATTGCTCGGCGCATGTCATCTGCTTGACTAGTCAAAGCCAGCTTGTCTTCTAGTACTTCTGTTTGGCGCACCTGTTCTAATAGTGCTGTACACTCTTCAGTTAGAGTTTGAAATTTTTGGATTAATTGTTCACGTGTCATATGTTATGCTATACCTTTTGTTCTTGTTGTTAAAAAGACTCTGTTTCTATTTAAAATACTTCAATAATCGTTAATTTTTTAACTGTTATTGACTAGTTTTGTTTAAAAATTGATCCTTTTTAATCCAGGCTCAATGATTTGTTCGTTAGTGTTACCCTAAGTTCTTGTATGCGTTCTAACCACCCGTTATTTCTAAGGCTCTTGAACACTAGGTTTTCAGTGCTAAATTCCCCATGCTGATCCAAGCCCGATTGACGATACTGCTTGAGCTTGCGCATGACGCGGTCCAAGTCATCCACGCTGTCTGCTCGATCTAAGATACGGGTCAAGTGACGTGTGAGATAGCCATACTTGGCCCTAACTGAACGGTCATCATACTGTGTGTCCTTGAGTGGTTCACGTACCAACCATTCATTGGTCATCAAACTGTACTTGTTGCCCCTAACTGTTTCATCATCGTCTTCCACGTAGACTTCTACTGGAGTGCCGAATAGCTCCACATCATAGGTCTTGTTCCACAAACGACGCTTGGCATCCAAGAAGTTTTCCACTAGACTGCCACCCCCATAAATCTTGTCCATGTCCACTATGATGTGTAGGTCGAGGTCACTGGCTGGGGTATAGGTCAAATTGGTCATGCTGCCTGTGAGCACTATGTCCCTCAAGGGCACAGCATCTAGATCCCATGACTTGATAAACTCACGAGCATGTGCTAACAGCTTGAGCCTCACAGGCTCTTTGACTTGATCCCCGTTCCACAACTGGGGGTTCAAGGTGGTGTGTAGCATTATGGGACTGATAAACTCTAGTATTTGCATAGTATGTTATTTACCTGTTAAATATCCATATGAACATACAAAACCTAACTGGACAACTGCTAGTAGCCCCACCCAAGATATTGGATCGCAGATTCAACAACACCGTGATCTATATCAATAATCACACCAGTACAGGTGCTTGGGGCATGGTGATCAACAAGCCCATTGTGAGCGTGACCAATGCAGACATACTCAAGCGAGTGAACATTGAACTAGACCTACCTGGAGAAGTACATGCCGGGGGTCCTATTAACAGTACCAGCTTGCACTTTTTACATACCCCCGATGTTAGTACTATGGAAACACAGCACAGTGGTACAGGATTATCTGTGAGCAGTGACATGGGCTTTGTAAGCGAACTCATGGCGGGTAACATACCCAAACAGTATAGGCTCATACTGGGCACTTGCAGTTGGGCACCGGGTCAACTAGAAGGTGAGATATCTGGTCAAGAGCCCTGGAATAAGGAACACAGTTGGCTAGTGGCGCCAGCAGACCATGATGTGATATTTGGTCTAACTGGCATGGATCTTTGGCGAGCCAGCGTAGAGCTCAGTGCCAAGAGTGCTGTCAGCGATTGGATGAGTTAGTCACGTTCACTGTTTAGGTTTGCCAGCATGTCTCTAATTCTGCTGGTATCGGTCTTAGCACGTATTTTACCCACAGCAATGCCATCATCAGGTTCACGTGCCTCATCTGAAGCACTCACTGTGCTGGTCTTTTTCAACCCATCTAATATACTAGAAGCACCACTTTGCGCAGGTCTCCCGCCACCCTGATTAAAGCTGGATTGTGGACTATCGCCTTCCTCTCCTGGATCAGTGATACGCAAACTGTCCAAGTTATAGTCCAAGTCAATCTTCTGTCCCACAGCACTACTTGAACGAGTTTTCATAAACTGTATTTGATAGCGACCACGCTCACGCATGGCTCTACTGGTAAAGATACCAATCACGTTGTCAGCTGTTTGAATCTTACTCAAGCCACCTGAAATATGACTGTGATCAAATTCAATTTCTTCAACTGCTGAACGATTCAACTGTGAAGCTGTTACGCACACACATTTAGAATCCATGGCAAAGTTACGAATTTCTTCACTCACATACTTGTCTTTGACAAACAAGTTTTCAGCACTAATTTTAACGCTGATTGGCATCATCAAGTCCAAATAGTCAATTAGCACAACATCTGGCTTGTAGCCCTTTTTAACTTGATATTCTTTTATGTATGCTCTAAGGTCATTGACGTTTTTACCTGATGGCAAATACTTGACCTGAATAGCACCTTGACTCTTACCAGCTACCTTAACTTTTAGTTCAACATCATCAATGTTCCTAAAAATCTCTCTAGTAGGTAAACCAGTCATCATACTGTCTAAGCGCATAGCTACCAATTGTTCGCTTAGTTCCAAAGAAACGTACAGTACGTTCAAACCCCCCTGACTGAAGTTTATGGCTAAATTTTGTAAAAATAACGATTTCCCTGCGCCCGAGCCCCCGGCAAATATATTCAGCTCTCCCCTGTTGAAACCTCCAAAAAGTTTCTTGTCGAATGTCGGCCATCCTGTGCTCACTTGTCCATTTTTGTCTTTAAGTCCCATAAGTCTTCCTTTGGGATCTTCAAAATAATCTGTACCCATGTCTTTGTTAAGACTGATCTGTACTGCTGCCTTGATCATGGCTTCTACTGGTCCAAAGTCTCCTTTTTCCAGCATGTCGGCGCTTTTAATAATTGCTCGTTCTAAAGCCTTGTGTCTACTAAACTGTTCAAACTCATCTAACAGCCAATCATAGTTTTCAATTGGTAAACCTGTTACATCTTTAAAGTCTGTACTGCAACTGGTATTGACAATGTCCAGCTCAGGCATGACTTTGTATTTGTCTACATATCCGTTAATAAACTCGGCCGCATCTTTCAGTTTGCGATCAAAGTTTTCAGCATCAAAAATGTTTTGGCAACGTACAAAAGTTTCTGCGTCACTTAGAAACATTTCTAAGTACAGTCGTTGCATCTCGGTAGTATAGTTTGTTTTTTGCATGTTTAGTCTGGTGTTTTGTTAAATCTTGAAATAAAACTTTCTAAATAGCAACTGTACTCTTTACAGTCGCTGGTTGCTTTGTTCATTATATTTTCTCTATAATGTACCCAAGTGTGTCCATCTAGTTCTACTATATGTATTACCATAAATTTTTTGCCATTGGATTCCCACACACTGCCTGATTTTATTTGAGTAGTCATTTAATTTCCTTTGGATAACGTTTCATTAGTAGTTCTAATTTTACTTTGTTATCTGTAGCTGTATCTAATATTGTCTTTATGGTAAACAATCTACCATATCGCTTGAACGCTTCACTAGCATCTTTAATATCTTCTTCCCATTCGGGTATTGCCACAAGCCATCCCATTTCCATAGCTTCTTTGACAAATCCCATGCCAGTATGATCTCTGTCTGGTACCACTACTACTGTTTTGCCTAGACTATTAATTATAGCTTTCTGTTGTTCATTTGGCAAGTTTGTGAGTATGGCAACACCACCAATGGCTAATGCATCAAATGGGCCTTCAGTTACAAAGACCACTTTGCTGGTATATTTTTGATTGTCTACATTGAACACATAGCCTGTTTGATTCTCACTCAGATATTTTGGACTACCAGGTACAACTTTTCTAGCAGTATATCCTACACATACTTTATTGTGATAGAATGGTATGACCAGTCTATCTTTATATCCTGGCATAGGACTGTATAACCAATTATAATCTTCTAATGTATGCCCACGCTCTAATAGATACTCTAAACATTTAATTGCATCTTCATGTTCTAATATTGCTTCTGCTAGTGGCATTGAATCTAATGGAGGTGCAACTTCTTCAAAATCTTTAAAAGTAACTTTGTTGTTAGAACCATTGTCTAATAGTTTAAGAGCTTCTAAACTCCATTCATTGACCTTGCTGGTAGGTACATTAAGCCATTTAAAAAATTTTTTATTTTTTCCGCTTATCTGTCTACCTGGTTGCCAACTGGTTTTAAATCCACAGTTAAAACAATGATAGCTGAACCCACCATGACTGATAAATCCACCACGCTGCCTAGTGTCAGCTGACTCACCGTTGTACACACAGCAAGGTGCATCAAAACTAGTCCAGCCACTGGACGTTTGTTTTCTTTTAAAAGGTAGATATGATAGTAGTTCTGTCTGTAATAGACTCATACTACTATTTTAGCTTCTATATAGGACTTTGTCAACGGATCCGGCTGTTTTAGTATATTCAAACTTGAAGAAGTTGAAAGCACCATATAGGTTAGCATATTCGATGACATTTTTATTAGTATGGTCAGTTGAGCTTAATAATGCCCAATTGCCGTTGTCACCGTCTATGCTGTTGTTTAGTGAGCCGTAAATTTTGAAATTACCAGTGAAATTATTAAAATATATCGCAGCCGTGTGTAAGTCAGCATTGCCCTTGCCGTCTCTGTTGGCAGCAACTTTACCTGTGGTAAATTTGTCGTCAGGTTGTTGATTGAAGTTTAATGTTTCGCTATCAACAAACTTAGGGGTTATACTGTCAATTAGTTCAGCAACCCCAGTCATAGTGCTTGCACCATCAACGAATACAGGACTTAATTCATTTGTATCTAAATCTTCCAAATAAATTGAATAGTTGTATTTTCCTGAGTTCAAATTAGCAGTGTCTCTGCCTACTAATCTTAATTCAGCAGAACCTCTTAGATTGTAAGTAACAAATTTAATTGCACTTCCTATAGGAGCCAATGACGTAGTTGCCATGCTCAATGTCACTTGTGCGCCGTTAATAGATTGAACTGTTGTATTTTTCTGTATGCCAACACCATATACGCTTTGACCAACACTCACGTTGGTTGCGTTATTCAAGGTAATAGTAGTTCCCACAGCGGTTTGAGCAGTGGCAATAGTTTTAGATACAGTATCATCTAGTACTGTAATTCCTTTGGAAAGTACACGCTTGTTGGTACTTTGGTCATAAAGATTGAACCTAAAACTTTTATCACTGATATTAACAGTGCGTTGTTCACCATTTAAAAAATTAAATCGGATCGTGTTTTTGATCCCTTTTGCAATATTAGCATAGCCATGAAACATATCATCTACCCCCATAACGGAATTATTTTCCAAATCTATGAAAACTCGGATGGCTGGTGTATATAAATAGACTGGTAAATTCAACATACCCATATTTATAGTGAACGACATAACAAATACATTACAACAGACATTCCCATTTTTAACCTGCGTTCGTTGCAACGAACTGGAAATAGTGGGCATAGTTATTAATCAAAACGACAGCGTCCTAAGCATCTATGATCTAGGAGCAATTCATAACGACATTGAAAAACAGGGTCTCTTAGATCTTGGCGAACAGTGGTGGTGGGAAAGCAATAGAAAGATCCCAATTAATATATTCCTAAAAGGTGAGCTTGAAAACTACCGAAGATATATTAAAACTATCAACAGCAAGGACATTGTCCTAGTGTTTGGTCCCATTGTTAACTTAAATGAAATAGCAGAAAAACGAGTTAAACGAAAAAGTATTCAACTTGTTCGCAGTGTTAGGAAAATCCGTAACTAATCGCTTTACAAATATTATTCATTTGTACCACAATGGCATGCGCATAAGCAACCGCATGACTTTTCTTAAAACTGTATTCGTCTTCAGTTTTAACCCAAATCTCATCTTTAATACTGTCCCAACCTTCACGCTCTACCTTTGAAACAAGGTGTCTTTTGCCTGGACGAATCAAAGCCAATAGCATAGCAAGTTGTTCTATATTTTTTGGTTTTACCTGAGCAACTAATGAATGATATCCATTGATGTGAAATATCAAATCACAAAACTCTTTTTGTTCTAATAAATCCCAAAGAGGTTCAACGGATAGTAATTGATCAATCTCTTGTTCGCTAGCAATGTCTTTATAAATTGAAACATTCAAGAAATCTATTTTAAAATAGCCTCGATTTTCAGCTTCCTCATAATCAATACTAGCAAGACCTGTTACAGAATCGTACGGGATAGAAGTACAATATACACCAGTATTGTGCTTTTTAACTGTACCATTTTCAATACGACTCGCTGGCACATGCTTTATTAATTTAAGCGCCGAGTCTCTATCAAAAAAGTCTATATCAATATCAGGCATTATTCTATTCCAGCTTCTTTACAAATTTCTTTTACAAGTGCAATCTCACTAGGATATGTTTTAAATCTCTTCATCCAATATGCAGGATCTATAATATCAGAAACAATGTTTAATTGTTCGTCATTAAATTTAGCCAGCATATCCTTTCCACTATTGCAATTTAACAACAACCAAGGACTAATTAATCCGTCAGCAATATGTCTAACTGATCGATTAATGTTAACGTAATTAAAGTAGTGTGCAAAATTTGCATCCTGCTCTTCTCCCCATTCCATCATGGTATTAAGGGATCGTTGTATAGCTGAGTCCACTGGCTCGATCTTAATCATTTCGGATAGATAGGTATAGTAGAGTTCATCGCGGCACCAATGATCGAGCTTAACTCCGGATTTGATAACATAATCCACAAACTTGTCAGGATAAACAGGATTAACGTTGTTAACAAAACTGCCAAACTTAACAAACGCATTGTAGTATGGGCTTTTACAAAAATCTTCATATGTTTTATCTTTCTTAGCATTTTGAGTTAACCTATAGAATCTATTGTAAGTCATGAATCCAGCTTGCACTCTTTTTTCATCTCGTTGCAATGCCCTACGTTTTTGTTCACACATATGGGCCACCAAAGTTGCTTCTTTGGTATATCCCTTACCACAGTGAACACACGTATAGTTACTCATACTCTTTGCGTTGCTTTTTGTCGAACCCCAACTCGTTAAACAGATTTTCAATTTCGTCCTTGCTCATTAAACTTGCTAATAATTTTACTTCATCCATTTTCATTGCTGGATTAAGTTCAGCAATTAATTTTTCAATCTTAACTGCTTTTTCTTTTTTACCTGCGGCAAGATATGGATGATATGCTTTTGCACCAGTCCCACATCCAGCAAACAATTTCCACAATAAACCTTTATGATTTTTGCTAAGTTTCCAGTGATGCTTGTTGACTAGCTCATTAGTCATTTCTACAAACCACTCTTGGACATCATTGTCACCTTGTACATTACTAACATAACGCATTAGTATGTACGGACTAAATGATTTACGTTCTTCATCACTAAGGTTGTTATACATGTCTTTATCTCGCATGTCAACACCATGTAGTTCTTTTTTGATATCAAGTGCCATGTTCTTTACTCAAATTATATATTAGTATACACTGATTTAAAGCATTTTGCAATGCAGGATTTGTTCGTGACGCTCTTCGAATTTCACCCCAAAGTTTGGCATCCATTATATGGTCATGTAACGGTCTACCATCACCAGTCCTAGGATCATAATTTGGTTCTTCTGGACGATAATCCCAACCGTGTATTTGTCTAGTATTTGGGTCTGCTCCAAATTCTCTAGAGTATACTACGCCATCACTGCGTTCGTATATTAATTTTGCACCTGGTTTAAGTTGTCCCATAATATCACCAACATTTTGAATAATCAACTAGTTCACTTTGACGACTGACTTCTTTAACAAAATAAGCACATGTGGGAGCCTCTCCACCGTGCAAAGGAGTCGCAAGTAACTGTCCTAATCTCATTTTAGGAAAATACCATTTTACATCTTGATAGACATTGATAATATCTACTGGATAAAATTGTGGTTTAAAACTACTAATTGGATTAAAAGTATAAGCACTAAATCCTCGATCGTTTAAACTGGTTAGTGGCAATACTTCCATATCACCTGTACTTTCTGGATCACCAACAATCATGCACCAGTCAAGTGGCATTTGAACTTGCCATGGACCAATTTGTAGTACTGCCGCAGGGCAAGTAAATGACTCTAAGAATATTAGAGGTTGAAAAAAGTAATCTGGTTCTTTAGGATCACTGTTGTCCAAAACGGCAAACCTACAGTCCTCATCTACTTCTTCTGGGAGGTCATTCAAATAGAATGTCTCATCTTTCAATGTTAAAATTTGCATTATTGATATTTCACCTTGTCTATTGTAAACGGATATTTTGCATCTTTGTAAAACTTTTTACGCTCCGTTAAATGTCTTTTTGCGTATTTGGTACTTGCAGTGATGTCCCAAATTTTTACAAAGTCTTTGTCCTCAGCTTTTCTAATGCCACGACCAATACTTTGAATAACTCGAACAAAACTCTTTCCAGGTTCAATTAGAACTAGATTAAAGATTCGCGGAATGTTAAGTCCCACAGCGGCTACACCATACGTTGCCACAATAATCTTATCATCTGATTCTCGAACTTCATCATAGTGCTCTTTCCTGTCAGTGGTCTTAACGTTGCCGTTAATAAACACACATTCCAAATGAGCACTTAATTGTTTGCCACATTCAATCCTATCAACCAGTACCAGTGTATTGCCTGTCTCTGACATTACTTTGATAAGATTAGCAACATAGGTTAAACGATCACTATCAGTAACTAGATATTTTAATTCTTCAGCATAACCACCAAACTCTTTCCATTCTTGAGTTTGTATTATGTTGACGTGGCAATTGGCCAAGTGACCTGCTTCCTGTAAAGTGTGTGCAGAAATACTACCAACCACTGGACCTAAACTACATTTAATACCTTCAAATTCAAAATCTTCTTTGGGCACTGTGCCAGTTAGTCCCCAACGTATTGGGCAGTGAGCAAATGCTCCTGTTAATAAATTCTTTAATACGTCTGCTTTGGCCATGTGTACTTCGTCAACAATCACGCACACAACACCATCAATGAACTCAATCAATTTCATTGCATCATCAAGTTCTTTACCTTTTTTCTCAAGTATATTAAGACTTTGCCATGTACAAATAGTGTGTGTCTTGTCTAAGTCTTTACGATCACCGTAGTAAACACCTACGTCTAATCCAACGTTAATATAGTCTTCTTCTGTTTGTTCAACTAGACCTTTATTTGGCACAATAACAATAGTGCGTCCATATTTTTCACACATATGACTCATTGTTGCAGTCATAATTGTTTTACCAGCACCAGTTGCTAACTCTTGTATGCTTTGTGGATTTTCTAAAAATCTATTAATTGCATCTGGTTGATAGTCACGTAGTAAAATTGGCTCGCCTTCTTTAACGTGACCTTTGGGCCAAACTTTTCCTTTGTCTGCCCAATATGTTTCAGTAACTTTTTCAAATTCAAGTTTAGTTGGGTTACGCAAATCTTCTAAATCAATATCAAATCCACGGCTTTCTAATTCAGGTAATACCCTATCTAACATGCTTAGGTATGTAGTTCCTCCCAAGCCAAAAAAGCTAACAGTGCCATCCCATCTGCCTAATTTGAAAGCGGGCATGTGTCTTGCATAAGGCAATTCGTACTTAAACATTGACACCAATTTTTTTCTGGTATCTAAATCTAAACCTTCAATCTTTACATTAACTTCATCTTTTAATACTATTTTACAAGACGACAAATCCATCTCCTTGTTTTGTATGTTCGTTGTGAGCAAAATTGAAAATTGAGTTTTTCATAATACTTTGTATGGTATGGTGTGTGTACACATACTGATTTTCAAACAAACAAATATTTGCAATTTTTTCATTTTTTACTAAACTTTTTGGGTATTTTCCGCCTAAGAATATCCACTTTACATTGTCCTGTGTGGACTTATTTAGGTTATAACTTTTTACTACACTATTGAATTCAACGCCTGCACCTTCATTGTTTTGCCTAAACAACACGGCAACATCATTCAAATTGATTCCACACATTTCTAGGTCAAAAATCCAGTTTTTTAGGGTTTCTGCGGTGGAATTTTCATTAAGGAATATCACATTGATTGTGTCCATATCCTTCATGAAGTGTAAAATTTGTGTACGTGAATATTTTTGTTTTGGTAAAACAAAATTTTGTTTTTCGTGTTGCTTGAAAATGTTATACATTGGATATTCAGAGCCAACAACACCAATTTCTTCGTAAATTTCGTCACCGTAGACGCTTACTGCTAATTTTACACTTTCAATTAAGGCACTGGTTAAGTCAGTAGAACTAAAATTTGATTTTATATTTTTAAAACAATATGTGTCGTTAGCTTTAACTAGCATAGGCACATAGTCTTCAAAATTTTCCTTAATTTTTTGGTATTTTTCCAATATTTCTGTTATTTCGTCACTGACTTCAAATTTTAAAGGTATAAGCTCATTAAAAATAAATTCTAAACTTTTTTCATTTAGATCAAACTGCCAAGTTTTAGTATCAGGATCCCAGTTTGGCTTTGTCAAATTTGTTTTTGACGAAAATTGACGAATTTTTGTGACTAGATCTTGGTTAAATGGAAATTTAACTCTAAATTTTTGATCTTTGTAATCAAGTGTAACTGCACTTTGATTATCAATCACTCTAAGTATATTTTTATACACTGGAGCTTCAATCAAAAGCTCAATATTTTGATGACCGAGGGCAAGGAATTGCTTTTTATACTTTTTTAGCAATCTTAATGCGATCTCTGCCTGTTTTTGAGTAAATGCTTTATTGTCAACGCACTGCCAACCAAGACTGTTAGCAATTTTTTCATCAAATGTGCTAACGTGTATTTGGCTAATGGCGAATAGTTGTACAAAATCTTCAATATACTTCATATTTTAAATTATACATGAAAAATATGTGTAAGTCAAATATCTTGTATTACTGTTATTGAAATATTGTTATTAATTTGCTGAGTAGTAGTGCCGTTGATATAATCAGGAGTCAGCATTCTTATCGCTGGGTCATCACAATTGAATAACCAAACATCATGTTTTGCAAAATAGACAATAGATTCTAAATTTTGGTGTACTGCTGTACTAAAGAATTTATCTACATCAAATTTTGACACAAATTGGTCTGTGACGTATAATGCAAGGCCCTGGTACTGATTAAAAAATGGCACAAAAAATTGAAAAACATCATGATCAGCATCTTTGGTCAATTCATACTTGACTAAATCACTTTTTCTAATAATATGAAAATGCAAACTTTCTTCACTGGTACGTTTGATTTTATCCAAACAGGAATCAGCGTTTCCATTAACATCGCCTATATAGATTTTTCTGGTCATACTGTCACGTCCTCCATTCCTGCAGTTCTTAACTTGATAATATTACTCATTTGCCATTGTTTGATATCAAGAGCTTTAATGATACCAAGCCATTTATTTCTAATTAATGCAAACTCATTTATTAGCTTTTCAAAATCCACAACATCGGCTTCACCATCTACATATTTTTCAACATCTCTACTGCTCAATGCACGTTGATAGTTTTCTAAATATTTTCTAAATGTTTTACTACGTAATCTCCGTAATTCAATATTTAGGTATTCTAGTATTGCTTCAATTTCCTGTAATTGGTTAAAGCGAAGCTCAACAATGCCAGGCAACATTGAACTTGCTTTTTCCAGACTACCGTAAATCTTACACTCTTGCTGTGCTAGAACCATTTGGTCATAATAGTACTCAAGGCAAGCAGGAAGCTCGCCGAGGTCCTTACTTACCTTGTTGTACCACATTAATAGTCCTCGTCTTCGTAAGATTCTTCATCTTCATCTGCATCATCGTAGCCTTGTTCCTCACGAAGTAGGGCTTTGATTGCTTCATCTAAATGACTATCTAATCCTTGCAGACTCTCTAAAACCTTTGTGTCAACATCTTTGTCAACTAAAAAGTCAACAAAATGGTTGGCAGCAATATCGATGTTCTTGCCTGGGATATACTCTTTAAATAGATCCCAAACTTCAATGATTAAATGTTCTTCCATAATTATTCAATTTCCTCTACAATTGCTTCACTTGCTTCTACTTTCGCCAATGAAGTATTGTAATTAGCCATAATAATAGTAAGACCGTCTTTTTCGTTGTTTTGCCACGCTTTACGGAATTGTTTAATAATTTCACCATCAGGTGTAACATAAACAAGACTGTTGCCTTCTTTCTTAAGAAGACCTTTAGCTTCAGCAAGATCAACTAGACCACTAAAAGGACTCATACCAGCTTCGTAAGGAATTTCAACTTGAACGCTTTCAAACGGCTTAGAATATCGAGTTTTCATAATCTTACATGCGGCACGAATACCGTTTACTGTCGTAGTTTTGTTACCATCTGCGTCTGTTTTTAATTTTAACTTACGCATGGCTACAACGATACTAGACGCATAGATAAAGCCTTGTCCTCCTGAGATCTTATCATCAGGATCAAACATATCTTGACTAGCGTATGTGTGATTAGTACAAACTAATCCAACATTATAACTACCAAACATGTTTACACAATTACGAACAAGTGCTGTAAGTGCTTTAGGTTTACGGCCCATATCACCTTTTAGATCACCTGCTTCAAACTGATTAATGTCAGTAGGAGTCAGCAACATACCTAAACTATCAATCACAAAAAGAACTTTTGGACGATTGCCTTCTTCCATTGTTTTGTACTCTTTCATGAATTCGTGGATTGTTTTTGCCACGTCATCAATCATAGCCATGTTCAATTTAAGAAGTTTGTCTTCGCTTGTATCAACACCTAAGGCATGCAACCATTTTTCATCAAGTGCGTTTTCACTGTCTACTAGGACAACGAAAATTCCTTGTTCTTGTGCGTGTCTTACAATATTGCCTGAGCAAATATAACTCTTACCTGCACCACTTTCACCTGCAAACACAGTGACTTTACCCAAAGGAATACCCTTGTTAAAGTCGCCACTGATCAAGTAATTGAGTGCGAAGTTTCCTGTACTAATCCAGTCTGTAGGATCGTTAAAACCAACACCAAGCCCATCAATAGACTTAGTGAGGGTTTTACGAAACTTAGAGACATCAAATGCCTTTCCCATTCGTAAACCCTCCTAAATTATTCTGATTTATTTTGACGTGCGCGAATTGCGGCAAGAATATCTTGCGCTCTTTCACTACTTGGTGATTTTCCAGCTTCTTGTGCAGGAGCACTTGCTTGTGCAACTGGCTCTGCTCTAACTGCTGGTTGTGCAACTGCTACAGGTGCGGCAACATCAACTGCACCTACATCTGCCTCAGCATCAACACTACGACCACTACCACTACCTGTTGCGCCAGCTGGCTTGTAGTATTGCCCCCAACGATCCATGTCAAATGCTTCGCCATCTACAGATGCTTCAAACATCTCTTTGATAACTTTCAATTCAACATCTGTTGGTTTCTTTGGAAGGAAGTCCCTTAGATTGTGCAAGCCGTTTGTTTTGATAGCATCCTGTTGTTCTTGTGTAATGCTTGATTCTCTGCGTGACCATTTGCTTGTGCTATAGTCAGCATAGCCACCTTTAGTAGTTTTGACAATTTTGAAGTCAAGACCACGAACATAGTCGGTTGGCATTTCTTCAATCTCATTATCCATCAATGCGGCCTTGATAATGTTAAAAATCTGAGGACCAATAATGAAACGACGGACTGGATTTTCTGGAGTTCTATCTTCTTTGAACTTGCCAGCATCAACTACGAATCCTTGGAAAACGTAAGATTTCTTTTTCCAATACTTGCGACCCATGTCTTCCAAACTCTTGTCCTTAAACCAAGGACGCACCTCAGTTAGAACTGGACAAGTTTCGCCCCACATTTCCATACAAGGAACTTGTACAGTAACTGGACGTGAATCTGTTTGACCTTTAATACCAGCAAATGGTAGTTTGATCATGGCACGTTCTGCCCAGAAAAATGTGTTATTTGGATCGCTGTCTGGAATGAATCGGACTGTTACTTCTTGTCCTTCTGCAATATTCCAGTGAGGGAAAATGGCGTTGTCGCCACCTGTTTGACCACCGCTTTGAGTGCGGCTATTTTGCTCTTGAAGCTTTGCTCTAATTTCTGCTAAAGATGCCATAATGTTCTCCTTTAATATGCCTTTAGTTTGCCTTACTTTGTAATGTGCCACTACACAAAACAAAAAGCGCATACATGTTATTGTATACGCTTTTATTTAGCAAGTCAACTGAAATTAATATTTAGATTCCGGCTAACTTTTTCAAATCAAACATTTCACTGGATTTACCAGTTGCTTTTGGTTTAGAGCCTATTCCTGCTAATTTTTGTAACTCAGTATGGTCAGTGCTTTCGTTAATCTTTTTTGTTAGTACTGGGGATTTGTTTATGGCAGTTAAACCGCTAGACTTAATTTGTCCACTTAGTTTCTTTAAATCCTCAAACATTTGTTGACTAGTTTGCTTAACTTGATTTTGATTTGCCATTTTTTGAATTAATCTTTCTGCTAATTCGCCTGCTTTATCGCCAAATTCTTTTTGTACTTTAATAGCAACGCCTGTTTCGCCTAATGGGAAATTGCCTGTGTTACGATCATAGAATCCCATAATAAACTCTGCAATCTTTTTCATGTTTGAGCTGTTGCCTTTGTCTTCATATGCGGCACCTTCTCTCTCATTAACCTCTGCACCAAAGCCCGTATTGTCTTGTTTAATGCCACCACTCTTGGCCTGGTTTTTTAAATTGGTAATGAATTGAGCATCATCATCTTCTTCGTTGTCAATGCCCTTTAATTGTGCATCTATGTCTTTGTCGCTCATTGTGGCTTTGGGTTTTTGCTCACCACTGTGATTGGTTATTCTATCCCAAGCGGCATAAGTTCTTTCATCACTCACTCCCATCATTGGCAGTGTGTTAAAGAATTCGCTTTCAATATCTTCTGGTTTAATCTCACCTTTACGAATAGCCATTGCTACTCGAGCAGTGTATTCTGCGGCAGCTTTTCTTTCTTCAGGAGTTTGATCTCCTGTATTTTCTTGAACACCTTCTTGTGATGATTCGTATATGTAATCGTTAATTTTATCATATAATAGATCACTATGATCATCTCTAAGTTGACTCAATTCATCATCGCTTAGTTCAGTACCGTCTTCAAAAGAACCTGCGCTAAAATATGCATCAGAAAAATCTGGATAATCACGTGTGTCAATACCGTCAACTTCTAAACTGGTAATGTCGACTGCTTTTCCATTGATCTCAATTCCTTGTTGGGCGCCTTCTTGAACAGCTTGTTCTAAACCTAATGCGCCAAATACTTCTGGCTCGTAACGACTTAGATATTCAATTACTAACCCCTTTGCGTCTGAGTCTGGACCATCTGTTTCTGCTAGTTGTGCAAATTGTTGTCTTACTTCGTTAGACAAGTTAATGCCTAATTCTTCTAGTGCTCCACTAGCACTGTCACCATTAATACCAACGGGGAAGTGTTCACTTAATAAGTCTTTTAGTGAATTAATTTCTTCAGGAGTTAATCTTGTTTCAATCAAAGTAGTAGTCCATGTGTCAAACTGATGATCTGGACTCTCTGCTACTAAGTCTTCTAAACTGACTTCTTCTGTTGTGTCTTGTACTTGTGCAACTTCTTCTAAATCAATGTCACTGTTTTCCTGCATAATGCGATGTATTAATGGGAAAATGTCAGCAATGTCTTCTTTAAAACTTTTAACAGTGAACTTGTCTTTATAATCTTCTAATGTAATTTGATCCATTAATGGTTGGTCGTCACTAGAAACTGTACCAAAGCTATTTTTAAATTCTTCGTAGTGATGTTGACGACTCAACTTAGCCATAGTTACTTTCAAGGATTCTAGTTTTGCAGTTGCTCGTTCCACTATGTGGTTATTCTGAGTGTTCATCAAATCTTCTTTTTGAACATAATGTTTGAATGATTTTAGTTTAGCAATGTCTTCACTCATTTCAATAATTTTCTTGCCTATTGGGTCGTGTGGTAGTCCGCCATTGGCCACATGTCGTTGCATTGCTTCTGCACCAACCTTATGATTGAATGGATACTTGTATCGTTCACCAATAGCATTTTCAATAAACAATGCTTCAATGTTTCTGCTACGTGCTCCTGGAATTGACTCATCTACTGTTTTACTATGTCTAATAATTAAACGTGTCTTTTCCAAAGGTTTATAACTAGTGCGACTAGTACCTTTCATAAGTGATTCATTCATAACTGATTCCTTTTTGGCCAAATAACCGTAATCTCTTTTGTCTAAATTTGTTTTAGAAATATCTCGTGTGTCAAAACTCATTAGTCGCTTCATGGCAAATTTTCTCATTTCTTTTAAAAAATTATACCATGTTTTTGATATAATTGGATCTACATCTTCTAAAATATTTCTGTTGAAATAGATTTTTAAACTACCAGGCTCGTTGATACTAATACTAACAGTGCCTAAATTGATACCTTCAAATACAGCATCAAAATCAAACAATCTGCCCTTGGTAGCTTCAAATGTAGGTTGCCCATCTCCGTCGCCCATCTCCATTTTGGGGAATCTGCTACGGATTTTATAGAACAAGTCCTGTGCGATAATGTCTTGATTAATCATAATGATATTTATGCTTTCCTAGCTCATGAATATAGGCATAGGCATGACTACATCTTCACCTTTTCTTAGAAGATCATATACCTGTGGATCCCAATCGCTCAGTACCCCTAACATACGTACTGAGACTAACATGCTCATAACAAGGTCATCATGTTCCCCTTGTTTAGCTCCAAAACTGGTTCCAGACGCAATAAATGCCTTAAGTTGACTGATTAAAGCCTTACTCTTAATGTCAATTGATTTAGTTTCTATTAGCTGTTTTAACTTGGCACATGCTGATATTTTGCTGTTGTGTGTAGTATTAAATCCTTTACGGAATTTACGTACATGTCCTTTGCGTATGGGTTCACTGATGAATAAGCCTGGTATATATTCTTCGCCAATCTCGTTAATAGATACCAATGCGGCTTCACCTACTGTATTATTTTCCACACTGTAATATACTTTAGGTGCATTGTCTCCGCCACCTGCTTCTTCAGTTATATATTTGCAAATATCCCTAAGTATTCTAACCTGTGCTTGTATAGGAGTCATGTTATGTTGCCATTCTGCAACTTGTTTCATCCCAGGTATCTCAAACACTTGTATGGCTGCATAGTCACCTCCCGTGCCCAAACTAGGATCTAAACTAACTAGATAATTTTTATTCTTTTGTATCTTACTGTACCAGCGCACTTGTCCTACTCGCATGATAGGTTCTACACCTTCCATTTCTGCAAGGAACAGGGCACTGATCAATGTCTCATCAAAGATAATAAATTCACATTCGTGTTCACGACGAAATCTTTCTTCACCAATGCGTGAGCGTTCTTCGTTAGCCCACTTTTCATCTCTATCTGGATGTTCGCTCCAATGTGCCTTAAATGGGTGGAATCCATTTGACCCAACTTCTTGTTCGTTGCCGTATTCGTCAAATCGTTTGTTGGCTTCTTTCCATATTTGCGCAAACTGGTCTTCGTCACTATTTGGTGTGCTGGTAATAATTGCTTTACCACCAGTTGACAAAGTAGGAGATATTGAAGTCCAGAACTCGCTGGCTATATTTGGTGGTACGAATGCAAACTCGTCAGCGTACAGTAGTGTAATAGACATACCACGACCAGTATTACTTGTTGTAGTCTGTGACACAATACGTGAGCCATTGTCAAATTCAACACTGCCTTTGTTATAACTAGTAACACCTGCTCGTAAAAAGTCTGGACACATTTCATAAGCATAACGAACACGTTGCATAATTTCTTGTGCTCCAGTGTATTTGTGTGCGGCAATTAAAATAGTACTATCTGGATTAAACATGGCATACCATAATAGATATCCCGCCGCAGTAGTCGTCTTACCTGTTTGTCGCGGCATCATGTTTACATTGAATCTGTAATTATGATAACTGTTTAACAGTCTTTCTTGGTATTCAAAAGGTTCAAATCGTATTTGACCTTTAACTGGGTGTTGTATGTAGAAAAAGTTTCTTAAAAAATAATCCGGACCCGTAACAGGGTCTGAACATTTGAGCATTTGTTCTATTTCAGCTTCTGTCCACTTTTGTCGGACATGCGCCTTTTTAATTAATACACCGTCTAAACTTTTTGCCATATGTTTGATTAAAAAGCCTGCGCTGGGCAGGCTTTATTGGTTCCTGTTAGGAATATTTATTGACCATTCTTGAAAGCTTCGTACTCTTTGAGTAAAGATTGTGCTAGGCCTTCACCTAATCCTGGATTACCTTTTGGCATTGTGCCATCCATTCTGTCGCCTTGTCCTGGCTGATTTGGACGGAATACCATTTTTTCTGGATCGTAATTGTCATACTCTCTTGGATCAGCTGGAGTATTTGCGTACTCTTCTTCCATGCTGCCAGTCAAAGGTGTTTTGTTTAATTCGTCCTCTTGTGGATCCATGCTGTCATGATCGTGGTCATGGTCGTGATCTGGAGCACTAACAATATCAATTGCTTTGACCATGGGCATTGGAGCCACTGGACCGCCTAACATGTCAGCAGTTACTGGCTTAACTCCTGCTAGATCCATAATGCTCTTTAGCATGTTAGCAACTTCTTCACCACTAGATGCAGTAGCATTAATGCTTATAGTTGCTGGAGTTGAACCGCTTGACGGCATGCCCATTCCGCACTCGTCTATTTGTTTTGATTCATTCAATTTAGTAACTTCCTTTACTTTGGTTAGTCCTGATACGTTGTCTCTGCTAGTAATTGATTTTGTTCCTGCTAACTTCAATATATCTGATAAATTTTCTGATAATGATTCTTTTTTCAAATAAGAAGTATCTGTATCTACTTCTGCTTCTTTAGCGGAAGAATCAATTGCATCTGGGTCAGTCATTGCTGACGAAGCCACTTGACCTGGTGCTTTAACTATTGCACGATAACCTTGACCAATTGCGTTTGCGCCCATCCCTACTAGACTGTCACCACCAGGCTTTTCTTCAGAACCAGTTGCATATCTGTAACCACCTTCTACACCCCCAACAGCAAGTGCTGGTATTGGACTTTTTCTAACAATTTGTTGACCAGTAGTAAATTTATCTGGAGTTGGTACTTTGTCTGGAGTATTAGGAACTTTTACACCGCCCTTACCTGTTCTACTACCAAAATTAGCGATATCAATATCTGTTTGAGTATTTTTTAGATTAGATATTTTTCTATCTATATCATCAAGTTGGTCTGGCGTAAACTTGTCAGATCGCACGGCATCTAATTTGGATTTTTGTAAGGCTGCAATATCAGAAGCAGTGTCAGCACTGGATTGCATATTTCGAGCAGTAGTAGCATCTGCTGGATTTGTGAATCCTCTTTTCTTAAATGGGTAACTTATAGTATCCACTGCGGCGTCTACTGCCTTGCCGCCAAGTTTTTTTGCAACATTCCAGCCGCTCAAAAATTTATTTTCATTTGTAATGTCATGCATTTTCATAATTTTTATCCTTTGGACAGTTTCTTTATTCTTTCAAGTTCTGCATTCGATGAGTCAATGTTAGTTTCATCTAACGCATCACTGGCAGCGTTTAATCCTGTAGTTACTCCAGCACTAGCAGTACCAGTCTTTACACCAGTTGCTGCCACACTTGGTAAGTTTTTATTTGCGATAGCTCTAGCTTCTGGATTGGTAGCAACTTCCTTAGCACCTTTAACAACATTAGTACCTACATTTTTTGCACCTTGCACGCCTTTATAAACCATATTAGCCAATCTTCCACCACGTGCCACTGTGGCTGCGCCTGCAATTGGAGCTGCCAATCCGCCGGTAGCGTATGTGGCTAGTGCTCCTAATCCTGCAATGCCTGCATCTGTGGCTGCGTCTGAATATGAATATGGAACATCTTTGTGAATTCTATCGCTCATACTCCACTCAGTTAATTCTTCAGCTAGCAAATTAAGTTGACTTGCCATCTCATGTAGTTCAATATTCTCTTTTGGATCATCACGACCAAGATTTAAAGGATCAAACGTTCTCACACCATTGATGGTTTTCATTGGCTGATATCCTGATTCTTTTGCGGCGTCTTTTCCTGGAGTATCGAGTGTATGTGCAAGTGCTTTATTTCTAAGATCTGTAGTTACTGGAGTTTCCTTAGCGGATGAGTCCATTTTTCCGCTTTGACCTGGCGCTGCCGCAGGGGCTGGATCTTTAAGATTTAATTTGATTGCGCCTTCTGCATCTTTAAATGGTTTCTCATACCAACTTCTTTTATCAGTAGGAAATTTATCATCGCTTGGCACAGCTCCAGTACGTTGTAATGCATTAACTAGTTCTGGACTATACCAGCCTTGTCTGCTTGCAGGATGATAGCTAGGCATCTTTTCCCAAGAACCATCAGTCCCAGTATTGCCTTTTTTCCAATAGACTGGGTTTCCTTCTGGATCAATAGCTTGCGCACCAACTGATCTCATAAAGTTACCATCTTTATTACCGTATTCTTTTCTTAAATTATCAATGTATGCCTTGGCACTTGCTGTTTGTTCTTTATCTTTAAGCGCCGCTGCCATTCTCTCAAACTCAGCTTGCCTTTCTTCTGCACTTTGCGCTGGTGCT